AATTCAGGTGGCCGACTGGAAAGACGAGCGTGGCCTGCTGATCGCAGCCAAGGTGCGCAAGCTGATCCTGCCACCGGCGCTGCAGTTCACCGCGGTGCGTCTGCTGCAGTCCGAGGGTCGCACCTCGACCGCGGACAACGACATCAACGCGATCCGCAACATGTCGGCGGTCCCGGGCGGGTATGGTGTGAACCACTTCCTGACCGACAGCAACGCATGGTTCCTGAAGACCGACGTGCCCAACGGCCTGAAGCACTTCAACCGTGTCGCGCTGAAGACCGGCATGGACGAGGACTTCGACACCGGCAACAGCCGCTACAAGGCCCGCGAGCGCTACTCGTTTGGATGGTCCGACCCGTTGGGCGTGTGGGGCTCCGCAGGCTCGACCTGATTCTCTCATAGGTAAAAAGGCCCCTTGCGGGGCCTTTTTTCTGCCTTGCTTTGTTATGTTATCGGTTGATAACTGGCTGCAGCCGTGCACGTCATCTACCAAATCACCTGCACCGCGAACGGCAAGTTCTACGTCGGCAGCACGGTCAACAAGGCCCAGCGATGGAAGAAACACCGCAGTGCTCTCCGCAAGGGCGTACACTACCTTTTGAAAGGTTCTGTATGCCATACGGTGAGCGTCTGACAGGTCTGTACCGCATCGTCAACACGGCGAGCGGAACTTGCTACGTCGGGCAGTCGCAGAACTTGCACAAACGTATGCGTGAGCACTTGCGCTTGTTGCGCAACGGTGAGCATGTGAATCCGCGGCTGCAGAACGCATTCAGTAAGCACGGTGAAGCTGCCTTTCGGTTCGAGCTTGAAATTACTTGCCCGCCGGAAGAACTCGACATGCTGGAAGAGGCGTTTCTCACGGGTGCCGTGCACTTCGACGAACCGTGCGCAATGAATATCGCAGCTTTTGCGAAGGCACCGATGCGCGGCAAGCGGCACACGCTAGAGACACGTATGAAGATTCGCGCTGCATGCAGCGCAAACGGGGCGCGGAGTTCGACGCCCGAGGCACGCAGGCAGTTCAGTCGTGCACAAGTAGCGCGACGGTTTGCAGACCCCGAGTTTGTAGCTCGGGTCAAGTTCATCGTTGATAACGACAGCATGAGCTACGCGGCGCGGGCACGCGCGTTGGGGCGGGATATTGGCACTACACGCAAGCTGGCACTCAAGTATGCTCACTTGAAAGGAAAACTGTAATGCGCACTACCTTTTCTGGTCCGGTGAAGTCGATCGCAGGCTTCGAGGGTCCGCTCCTCACCGGCGGCGGTCCCGTCGGCCCCGGTGTCGTGTTCACCGCCGTTCCCACCGCTGGCCTGCCGCCGCCCACCCCGGCCCTGGCCGGCGGCGTGATGATGGTGTTCGACAACGGCGCGGGCAACAACGAGTTCTGCTTGGTGATCTGCACCGGCGCGGCCTGGGTCACGGCCACCGGCCAAGCGCTGACATAAGGGGGTCCATATGGACACCGATGTACGTGCAGTACGCACCGCCGGCATCCTGTCCGGCACGCTCGTCCCCAACCGCACACGCCTCAAGGGGCTGCAGGTCACGGCCACGGGTGCCGGCCAGCTGGAACTGCGCGACGGGTTCTCCCTCGCCGGCCCGGTGAAGCTCTTGATCGATGTTGCCGCTGGTATGAGCGACATCATCATTCCTGGTGGCGGCGTCTTGTTCGAGACGGCGATTTTCGCTACGAGCAGCGGTGCATTCGTCTCGGCCAACGTCTTCATCGGATAGGAGCACACCATGCCCAACAAATTCGTCGGCCACGGCCCGTATCACTATGCCAAGGGTGGCGAAGTCCGCCGCGAACTGAAGTTCATGGAGGACAAGGGTGCGCCCAAGTCCATGATCGCCGCCGAGAAGAAGGAGCACGGGCTTCCCGCCGGCAAGAAGTTCGCCGTGGGTGGTGGCGTCACCGAAGGCGAGAACAAGGGCATCGATGACCCGACGCGCGAGCGTGCGATGGAGGCCGTGCGTGCGCGCATGGCAGCTGCTGCTGCAGCCGAGGCAGAACCCGAAGGCGCGGTGACGAGCCCCGTCCGCGAGCCGCCGCCGGCCGAGGTCACGCAGCTGCCGCCCGTACGCCGCCAAGCGCCGCCGGCCGCCGTACAACGCCGCCAAGCGCCGCCGGCCGCCGTACAACGCCGCGCAGCGCCGCAGGCGTCCTACAGCAACGAGGGCCGCACCGCGCCGCGCCAAGCGCCCCAGACGCCGCCGATCGAGCCCCAGCGCGCCGCGGCGGCCGAGGCCATCGCCAGTGCCATGTCGCCCGAGCGCAAACAGATGATGGCCGCTAAGCAGGCCGCTGCAGCGGAAGACACCCAGCGCGCCACGGCGGCCGAGGCCATCGCCAGCGCCATGTCACCCGAGCGCAGGCGCATGCTGGCCGCGAAGAAAGCTGAAGCCGATCACATCAAGGCCATTCAGGACAGCATGCGGTTGAGCAACCGGGGCTTCGCCGCCGGCGGCAGCATCGACGGCTGCGCACAACGCGGCAAGACCCGCGCGAAAAGGGGTTGAGCATGAACCAGCAGCGACAGTTCCGCGGTGCGCCGCCTCAAGGGATGCCCCAAGGTGCGCCGCAGGGCATGCCGCCGCAAGGCCCGCCCCCAGGTATGCCTCCGCAGGGCATGGCTCCGCCCCCAGGTATGCCTCCGCAGGGCATGGCTCCGCCGCAAGGCCCGCCGCAAGGCCCGCCGCAAGGCCCGCCGCAAGGCCCGCCGCAAGGCCCGCCGCAAGGCCCGCCCCCAGGCATGCCTCCGCAGGGTATGGCCCCCCAAGGCCCGCCGCAAGGCGCTCTGCGCAGCCGCCAGCAGCCGGCCATGTCCCCGGCCGGCATGGCGAAAGGCGGCTGCGTGAAGAAGTACGCCAGCGGCGGCAGCGTTGACGGCTGCGCCACGCGCGGGAAGACCAAAGGCAGGATGGTGTAAGCATGGCGACTTCAGGCACCACGGGCTTCAACCTCGAACTCAGCGACTGGATCGAAGAGGCGGGCGAGCGCTGCGGTGTCGAGATTCGTTCGGGCAATCAGGTGCGCACCGCGCGGCGCAGCCTGAACCTCGTGCTGGCCGAGTTGGCGAACCGTGGCCTGAACCTGTGGACGCTGGAAGAACTGGCGATCGCGCTGATCCCCGGCCAGCGCATCTACCAGCTGCCGGTGGACACGGTGGACGTGTTCGCGGCGGTGATCCGCACGGGCACGGGCACGCAGCAGACCGATCTGGTGCTCAACCGCATCAGCGCGGCGGTGTATGCCACCCTGCCGAACAAGCTGAGCGAGGGGCGGCCCTACCAGATGTGGGTAAACCGCCAGATCATCCCCGAGCTTGTGCTGTGGCCGGTGCCGAACAGCACGCCGTACACGCTGGTCTGCGGGCGCCTGCGCCGGCTGCAGGACGCCGGCAACGGCCTGAACACGCAGGACATCCCCTTCCGCTTCCTGAACGCCGTGATCGCCGGGCTGGCGTACCACATGTCGATGAAGTTCCCCGAGGCCCTGCCGCGCGTGAGCATGCTCAAGCAGCAGTACGAAGAGGCGTGGCAGCTGGCGAGCGACGAGGACCGGGAGAAGAGCCCTGTGCGCTTTGTGCCGAGGATCATGTCGCTATGAGCGGCCCCTACGCGTCCGGCCGGAAGGCGATCGGCTTCTGCGATCGCTGCAACTTCCGCTATCGTCTGGGGCAGCTGAAGACAGAGTACGTGCAGGGCAAGCCAAACAACCTGCTGGTGTGCCCGGCCTGCTGGGACAAAGATCATCCGCAGAACTGGCAGGGCGTCTATCCGGTGTTCGATCCCCAGGCCCTGCGCAACCCGCGGCCTGACCCGTCGATGGCCGCCTCGCGCGTGCTGAACCCCGACCCGGTGCCGAACCCTGTCCCGCCGATCACGGCGCCCGAGATTCCATAGGAGCCCATCATGGCAACATCACGCTCGTCGCTGCCCAAGGAAATGACCCCGTTCGGCAAGGGCGCCAAGAAGGCCAACCCGTTCGGCGGGGAAAAGAAGGCCAACCCGTTCGCCGACAAGAAGGCTCCGCCGTTCGGCGCTGCGCCGGCGGAGAAGCCGGCCAAGAAGGGCAAGTTCCCGAACTTCGCCAAGGGCGGCCGCATCCCGGCGGAAGACGGCCCCACGCACAAGGCCGCGATGGGCTCGAACCCGCCGTCGAAGAACCCGCTGGACGACGGCAAGCCTTCGGGCGGTGGCAAGGCGAAAGGCGGCGGCAAGGCCAAGCGCGGCCTGGGCTTCACCGGGACGTTCTAAGCCATGAACTACGTCGAGCTTTGCGAGGGGGTGGTCAGCACGATCGGCAACGAGTTCGAGCAGGCTGACCTCGACCGCTTCGCGCAGCAGGCCGAGCAGAAGATTTACAACGCCGTGCAGATTCCGGCGTTGCGCAAGAACATGACCAGCAACATCACGCCGGGCAGCCCGTACGTGACGCTGCCCCAGGACTACCTCTATGCCTACTCGCTGGCGGTGATCGAGCCGACGACGGGCGAGTACGAATTCCTCGATTTCGTGGACGTGAACTACGTGCGCGAGATGTTCCCGTCGCCGCTGCAGCTGCACCGGCCGCGCTGCTACGCGCAGTTCGATGCCGACACGCTGTTGGTTGCGCCGTCGCCGGACCTCGCCTACCAAGTTGAGCTCCACTTCGGCTACTACCCAGAGTCGATCATCACGGCTGGCACGACGTGGCTGAGCGAGAATTTCGACTCGACGCTGCTGAACGGCATGCTGGTCGAGGCCGCGCGCTTCATCAAAGAAGAGGCGGATGTCATGGCGACCTACAAAGAGCTTTTCATTGATTCGATGGCGCTGCTCAAGCAGCTGGGCGACGGCAAGATGCGGCAGGACACCTACCGCACACCACAAGTGAAGGACACAGTGCGATGAACAAGTCAAACGCTCAAGACCTCGTCGCGGCTGCGATGGTGATGGGCGCCCAGGCGCCTGCGCTGGTCAGCGCGAAGGGGTTCTATACCCTGGAGTGCTTCGACCGCGATGGCCGGCTCAAGTGGACGAGCACCGAGGCAGCCAACCTCGTGGTGAACGGCGGCCTCAAGGACATGTGCGACAAGTACTTCCTCGGCGCGGCCTACAGCGCGGCATGGTTCCTGGGCCTGTACGGGCCGGCGGCCACGAACAACCCGGCGCCCGGCGACGTGGCTAATGCACACCCCGGCTGGGTCGAGGTTACGCCCTACAGCAACGCCACGCGGCCAGCTGTCGTGTTCGCGCCAGCGACGGCGGCGAACCCGGCGACCATCTCGAACGTGGCCTCGCCCGCGGTGTTCAACATTGATAACATCGGTGTGGTCGGCGGTGCGTTCCTGATCTCGAACAATGCCAAGAACGGCGTGGCCGGCATCCTGTTCTCGGCATCCGATCTCCAGGCCCCGGGCGACCGCGGCGTGGCCCCGGGCGACATCATCAACGGCACGTACCGCTTCGAGCTTTCCGCGATCTGAGCGAGCCATCATGTCATGGGGATCAGGCGGTTGGGGGCAAGCAGGCTGGGGGCGCGGCGTCTGGAGTGACGCCGTGGTCGAGGCTGCGGCCGCCAAGGACACCGTCAGCGCCATCCCCGAGTACCCTGCGCTTGTCGTCGAGCATGCTGGCGCCAAGGACGTTCCGAGCCTGACGATCGAGATGACGGTGGCCGTGGTTGAGGCTGCAGCTGCGCACGATCTGCAGCCGGCCTTCGGCGGCGTTGCCACCTTCATCCTGACCGAGCGCGCGGGTATCTACGACGAGCTTGGTGTGATCCAGTTCGGCGGGGTGGACATCCTTGAGCTTGTCGGGATTAACGACGACCTGATCGGCCTGCCGGTGTTCCTCGGTGCGATCGTCGAGAAGGCGGGCGCGCATGAGGTGCTGGGCTTCATCGGCACCTACCTCGTGAATGTGATCGAGCACGTCGGCGCGCGCGACATACCATCCCTGGCTGCCAGCACCTTCCGCTTCAACCTCACGGAGCGGGCCGGCGCGCACGACGTGCCGGGAGCGCCGATCGAGACTGGCATCTTGGTCATCGAGAGCGCTGCAGCGCATGATGCGGGATCAGCCCTGACCGACCTATGGGTGCCAGTGGACGACAGCCAGTCGGGCATCTGGGTGCCAGTGAACGACAATCCGACGAGCCCCTGGCTGCCGGTTACACCTTGAGGAGCACAACATGCCCAGTACTTACACCCCCCTCCTGCGCCTCACGCTGCCCGCTGACGGCGAATTGGTCGGCACCTGGGGGCAGACGGTCAACAACGGCATCACGTCGCTGGAAGAGGCTGCCATCGCAGGTACGGCCTCGGTAGCGTTGGTCGATGCAGACTACGTGATGTCCACGGCAAACGGTGCAGCTGACGTGGCACGCAATGCGGTGGTGCGCTTCACCGGCGCGCTTACGGCACCGCGTAACATCACGGTGCCGTCGAGCAGCAAGACCTACATCATCCGCAACGACACCACGGGCGGGTTCGGGCTCAACGTCAAGACGGCGGCTGGCACGGGTGTTGTCGTGCCGGCAGGCGGGGCGATGCTTGTCTACTGCGACGGCGTGAATGTCGTGCAGGCGGTCACAACGCTGGGCGCTGTCGGGCCGTACGTATTGAAGACCGGCGACACGATGACCGGTTCGTTGACTGTGCCAACCATCACTGGCGTAGGCGACTTGGGGTTGAATGGGCCAGGAAACACGTTCTTCCGTGTATCGGGTGTGACAGCCGCTATGGTCGGAGGTAACGGGTACTTTGCCGTTAAGAGTGGAACTGTCCAATCGCCTTCACGCATTACTTTGGTATCTAGTGCGCCGTTCGATGGGTTTCCAACAAACATCAGCGAGGTTAACGACTCTTCAATCCGCATTCACGCAGGCAATGGCGGCCTCCCCGGCAGCATGGGTGGGGTCACTTTTGTCGCTGGCACTGGCT